AAGAAGAACTAATCATGGAAGAATACTACTACCTACGCGTAGAAGAATTCCGCATCTGCTTTCGAATGGCAATGAAAGGTGAGTATGGACCAGTCTACAACCGTATCGATGGGCAAGTATTCTTTGAATGGATTCGAAAGTATTTTACCAAACGTGATGCAGTAACTGCACGAATGGTTAAGGATCAACAAGCGAACAACAATATCTACGAAATGTTCCAGCATCCGCAAATCATGGAAGCGATGCAACAGGCAGCAGATAAGTTAAGCATCAAAGAAGAACCAGTGCGCGAAGTCAAAAGGGAAAATCCACCACCACTTGAAATTGCACTCATGCGCGAATACGATGCGCTGCCGCAATGGGATAACGACATGCGCTTCCGGGTGTACAAAAACAAGCCGTATCAGTTTACGGAATACAGGCAGGAACGTTACAGGGAATTAATCGAAACGCAAAATGAATACTGATGAAGCAATACGATAAGCAAAAAGAAACCGACCTGTTGCGCAAACTATTCGTGCTAACAGCTAAGCGAAGTATGCGACCAGCAATGAGTGATAACATGGCAATGCGCCTTATCTTTGAGGAGTTACATTTGCTAACCGAAAAAGACGAATACAAGTTATGACAGTAGGCGAATTGTGGGACAAGCTTGCGCAGTATCACGATGATACTGAAATCTATATTGGTTTCATCAATGGTCACAGCATCGACCATGAAACCTTTGAAGTGGTAGAAACGCAGGACTTCTACGGCAAGACCACAATTAGCTTAATGATTGAAGACATCGGAATAATCAATAATTAAATACAATGAGCAACTATCAAATGCAAGAAGGGCAGTTCACCCTATTCAAGAACAACAACGTGGCTAACAACGGTCCACAGTACACAGGTGAAATCATGGTGAATGGAAAGAAGATGCGACTGGCTGCATGGGTAAAGGAAGGAAAGAATGGTAAGTTCTTTTCAGGTAAGATGAGCGAGCCGATTGTAAAACGTGACGAACCACAAGACGAACCATCAGGTGACCTGCCATTCTAATGAACCTGCCTAACCTACCACAAGACAAAGCAAACCATGCGCTGTATGGTGTTGCTATCTACGCTGCTTCTGCTTCCATATTCAGCGCACCATTCTCAATGATTGTGGTGTTCGCGTTTGCAGCTGGCAAAGAACTATACGATTCTGTGCTTAAGGAAAAATCATTTAGCACACTTGACATGATAGCCACACTGTGCGGTGGATTGGTTGGAATGTACATCGGGTTGTTTACATGATTGAATACCTGCCGAAACAAAAGGAAGCATTGCGCGTGCTGGGTAACTCACATCCAGCACGTGTTATTCTTTTCGGTGGTGCAGCAGGCGGATCAAAATCTTTCATCGGTTGTGCATGGCAGATAAGCCGCAGGTTTAAATATCCGGGCACACGTGGTTTGATAGGCAGAAGTAAACTTGACACGCTAAAGAAGACCACGTTAAAGACATTCTTTGAAGTAGCGCAGATGTTTGGTCTTGCGCCAAATGAGCATTACACAATCAACAATCAAACACACGTAATCACATTCAGCAACGGAAGCGAAATAATACTTAAAGACTTGTTTGCCTATCCATCGGATGCGGAATTCCATAGTTTAGGCGGGTTAGAATTAACAGATGCCTACGTAGACGAGGCAGCACAGGTTAGCAAGCGAGCGATAGATATCTTACAGTCACGTATTCGATTTAAACTAAATCAATATGATCTCAAACCAAAGATGCTGCTTACATGCAATCCATCAAAAGGATGGCTGTACAACGAATTCTACGCCCCGTTTAAGACGGAAAGCTTACCGCAACATCTTGCGTTCATACAATCATTGCCAAATGACAATCCGCATCTACCCGAATCGTACATTGAAACGCTGCGCATGCTGCCTGAAGTGGACAGAAGACGTCTACTGGATGGAGATTGGGAGTATGATGAGTCCGTAGATAACCTATACCAGTATGACGATTTGGTTCGCTGCTTCCGGGATGAAGAAGCAAAAGGGGAAAAGTACATAAGTGCCGATATCGCGCGACTTGGAAAAGATAGAAGTGTTATTTGCGTGTGGCATGGATTGCACCTGATTGAGATTCACGAACTGCGAAAGCAACCAATCACAACAGTTGTATCTACCATACGCCAGCTATGTGATAGGCATGGCATCAAACTTAGCAATGTGATCTGCGATGAAGATGGGGTGGGCGGTGGTGTAGTTGATAGTTTAAAGTGTCGCGGTTTCTTAAATGGTGGCAGAGCGAAACAAGCCGACCGCTATACGAACCAAAAAGCAGAATGTTACTTTAAGCTTGCAGAATTAATTGAGCAGAACAAAGTAATCTTCAAAGTGAATCAGTTTCGTGATGTGATTGTGCAGGAACTGGACATGATACGTAGAAGGCAACCTGAAGCAGATGGAAAACTCGCAGTTATCTCCAAAGATGAAATAGCCCGTATGCATGGCAAGTCACCTGACTACGCAGATGCCATCATGATGCGCATGTACTTTGAACTTTTCCCGAACTACGGCAGCTATTCATGGGCGTGAGGTGGTTACAATCTGTAACCGATTACAATTTTAACAATTTTTAACAAGGTAGGTGTAAGTATTTATACTATCATTGCACCATCAATAACAAAAAACAACAACATGAAAGCAAGTAAAGTAATCAAGTACATCGTATGGGGCGCAATCTTCTTCGCCATTCTTAGCTACTGTCAAGAACTGAATGATTGCCTAATGAAGTACTAATCCTAAATCACAATAACATGAACTCATTTCACAAAGACAACTTAGAAGCATTGCAGAAGTTCCAGCAAATGCTTAACGCTGCACCTGATAAGGAAGGCATCGAAAAAACACCCGATGGCAAAGCCGTAACGCTGGTAGTTAGCCACGTTGAAACCACACTGGATGAAATGTTCTTTGGGCATTGGCGCACTGAAAATTTTAAGTGGGAACGCATGGCGAATGAAGTAGTCGGTTCACTTGACCTTGTAGTGATTCATCCGATAACCGGGTATGAGTTACGCAGAACAGGTGCAGCATCCATTGTTATCATGGTAGATAAAGTACCAAGTCACATTGCCGCTGATCCAATAGAACGCAATAGGTGGGCATTGAACGCAGATAATAAGAAACCTAATGCTTTAGACCTTGCATTCCCTAAACTTAAAACTGAGTGCCTTAAAAACGCTGCAGTGTCATTTGGTAAGCTGTTAGGTCGCGACTTGAATCGTAAGAACGTAGATGTGTATAAGCCATTCAAGTTGAAAGGCACGCTGGCTTCAGCGAATAAGGATGTGCAATACCTACACGAATTAATTGAAAAGGCGCATAGCTTAGACGATTGTGACATCATTCTGCAGGCATGCCCACCTGAACTGCTCAATCAAATCGAATCCTTAATAAATGTTAAAAAGCAACAGCTATCAGGACTGCTGTAATACATTCGCAACAAATAACAAGAACACAATGGAACAAGTAAAATTTAGAGCATCGCAGCTTGGTAAGCTTATGACTGATGCACGCACCAAAACAGGTTTGTCGGAAACTACTAAGAGCGCATTGCTCGAAGTCTATGTACAACAGAAGTACAAACGCTATAAGGAAATTAGCAACAAGTATATTGAAAAGGGTTTGGCTGTTGAGAATGATGCGATTGATTTATGGCGCAGGGAACGTAGCGCAATTGTATTCAAGAATGAAGTAAACTTTCAAAATGACTTCATCACTGGCACACCCGATTTGCTTATTAAAGATGGAACCAATGTAATCAATGTGCCGGATATCAAATCTTCATGGGACATCCATACCTTTATAGATGCGAAGGTGAATGAACTAAGCAAAGACTACTACTGGCAAGGTCAAGCTTATTGCTGGCTAACAGGCGCGCCTAAGGCAACGTTCTGCTTTGTGCTGGTCAATGCGCCAAGCCAAATGATAGATACCGAAAAATACCGCCTATCATTGCGCATGAATCTAATAGATCCACAAAGCAATCCTGAATTCATTAAGAAGGCATCACGCATTGAAAAGAATATGATATTCGATATGCCTACTTACCTTAATGAAAATCCAAACGCGAACCTTGAAAGTGATTTGTCAAGTTGGGAATATGATATACCAGTGCAGGAGCGAATCCATGAAAAGGTTGTGGAGTTTGATGCAGATGCTATCGCAAAGCTTCAGGAACGTGTACCAATGTGGCGTGAATACTTAAATACAATAACAGCATGATATACAGAGATCATTTTCAAAACTACAAAAGCTATGCAATTCCAAAAGCACAGCTAATCATTGCAGATATTCCATACAACTTAGGAAATAATGCATACGCATCAAATCCAGCATGGTATAAAGACGGAGATAATAGTAACGGAGAAAGCGAACTTGCAGGAAAAAGCTTCTTTGATACTGATGAAGATTTTCGCCCGGCTGAATTCATGCATTTTTGTTCCACAATGTTAAAGTCTGAACCAAAAAAAGAGCGCGTAGATGGAGAAAAAAGGCAAAAAAGTGAAGCACCATGTATGATTATTTTTTGTGCATTTGATCAGCAAATGTATTTGATTGAATTAGCAAAGCGATATGGCCTAAATAACTACATCAATTTAGTCTTTAGAAAAAACTTTTCTGCACAAGTATTAAAAGCAAATATGAAGATAGTTGGTAATTGTGAATATGGATTAGTTTTATACAGAGATCGATTGCCAAAATTTAGAAACAATGGTAAAATGATATTTAATTGCATCGATTGGCCACGAGATAATGAAAGCGAAAAAATACATCCAACACAAAAGCCAGTTGAATTATTGAAATCTTTAATTGAAATCTTTACAGATGAAGGTGATGTAGTTATTGATCCATGTGCTGGAAGTGGTTCAACATTGGTAGCGGCTGAACGTTTAAACCGAAAAGCATATGGATTTGAAATTAAAAAAGATTTTCACGCTAAAGCAAATCAATGGCTACAAAAAGAAAAGCAAATGAAAAATGAAATCAAAGAATTAGGATTTGCCAAAACTTTAATAGCACAACAAGCACCAACACTATTTGATTTATGAAAGCAAAAGACAAAGCATGGCAACTGTACTCCAACTATTTTGATATAGTTGAAGGTGAATCGCAGGAAGGTCAGTTAGCACAAGTACATTTTAAAGCTATCAACTGCGCATTGTATTGCGTGGACGAAGCAATCACAAATGCACCCAGTGACATTATGCAGGACTTCGAAGGAACAGGTGAATACTATTCCGTCAAAGCATACTACCATCATGTCAAAAACGAAATACTGAAACTCAATGCCCAAAAGAAACCTAATGCCGCTTGATGAACTGAAGGAAGAACGGTTGGTCTTGCTGAACATGTACATCAATGCCAAGACACGCTACGTCAAAGACAATCTATTTCACAAAATCAAAGCGGTCAATAAAGACCTATTTACCATAACCAAAGACACAAAGTATTTATGAGTATAAAAATGAAAATAGTTGAATTAGAAAGTAAGCAACTGACTCGTGAAGAAAGTACAAACGGACCTGATTCCGATACTATTGGCGTTAGATATTGGTGCAAGGTAAAAGTTGAAGATGAGCGAGAATATGTATCTGTTGGATATGAAGTATATCGAACACCGGATGAGATGGGACATCCAACAGCTGAAGAATTTGGTGAATTTGTTTTATTCCGTTTAACACATGAGGACATAAAACCAACGGCTTCGGAATGGCAGTATTATAAAAATCTTAATGCATTAGATGAATTAATAACTTTAATACGTAACCAATGACACAAGAGAAAAAAGAAACAGCCATTCGCAGATTGCATCTGGTATTAAAGCGCAAGTTCAAAGGTCAAGCCATACGCATGACGTGGGCTGAAATGGAAGGACTATTGAACGCAGTGCAAACGATTGAAATGAATCACATCCATGATTCTTACAATGATGGATATACGGATTGTAAAGCAGGGCTACCAAACAAAACACAAATAGAAAATGAAAGCGAAACTAACATTTGATTTGAAAGAAGATCAACATGAATTTGATTGCGTAATTAACGCAACAAAAATGCATGATATAATTATAGAAGTAAGACAACGATTAAAATACATACCTGAAATTTCATCCTATAGTGCTGATGAAATAAAAATGGCACGATTCATTTTAGATTTACTGAATAACGAAATTGAAGATGCAGGTATGCAGCATTTGTTTTAACTACTGCTGCACCTTGCGATAGCCATGCTTCCAAAGAAAGCGACCTAAAGCTTCGCCTTCAGCATCCACCTTTTCTTCGCTCCACTCCGGCTGGATGTGATGCAGGTATTCGTGAATGAGAACAATCATGTAACGCATTGGCGGTAACGTTGGATCTATCTCGATAACGTTATCGCAGTACAATCCATCCGCACGTTCCCTTCCCAACTTTCGATGGATAACTTTTGGATGTTGCTTGCGTTTCATGTTTATATTTGCCGCGTTTGTGTACTATTGTTAATGTTTTTGTTATTTGATTGAACAATGCCCTGCAACGGTGGGGCATTTTTCTTTTACCGAATCTTGCCGTTTACTATTCGGTAATTGCTCACTTCGAATTCGCCAGTATCTAACACGCGCACATGTGCAAAGCCATGATGGTGTTTGTTAATGGGCATGTAATCAGGATGCAATTCGCACAGACAGGCAACAGACCAGCACGTTGTTATCTTGCCATTGATGTTTGGCTCGGTGTGTTCGCTTGCCTGATGGTGGTGACCACATAGTGCGCTGTCTTTTGCACGCAGGAATAGACCACGTGCAATGTTTACCGGGCTGAATACAGATGCGCCAAGTTCGTGACCATGTAAAATCGTAAGCTTTCCTGCATGAATGATTTGCTTATCCGGAATGAAAGTGATATTTAACTCATCCAGCTTCATCAATGATTCAAAATTGAACTCATCCATGCCCAAAAGGTCAGGTGCATTGCGCATGATGTAGTGGTCATAGCGCACATCGTGATTGCCACACTTGTAGTATATAGCAGCATTTGGGAATAGCTTGCGTAACGTCTGCAAGAATTGTCTTGTCATTAATACTTCATGCCCAAAGTTTCTTTTGCGTGGATCCTTTTCAAATCGGCTAATAGCATAGAAGTCTATGATGTCACCATTAAGCAGAATAGTATTGACATCGTTGTCAAGTCCATACTTCAGTGCCAGTGTTAAAGCTTGAATGTTGTGATACGGCACGTGAATATCCGACAGAAGCAGTATGTTGTTGTGGTTTATCGGAAGCTTGAAAGGTTTGTAGTTCGCTTCTTGTGATGGTGGCAGGTCAAGTGGGTTCGCTTCCTGTGGAATCAACTCATTGACCATATTGGTAAAGTCACCGATGTGGTTATCCAACTTTTGAAGCTGTGGAGTTGGTTTGACGGTTTGGATAGTAAGCTTATCTACATACCTTCGATAGCTTTTTTCTAATGAATTGACAGTAATGTCAAGTGAATACTTTTTTAATAGTTCGCGAACACGTGGTATAAGAGGTCCTGTTCCATCATGTAGTTCACGATGTAGCTTTTCGCGGTCTATTGTATGCATAGTATTACTTATTAGCTTTCAAGTAGCCATTCAATTCAGCAAGGTGCGAACTAATCATGGCAATCTGCGTTTGGATTGCATCAATCTTCCCTTCTAACTTATCATTCTTACTATTCAATTCAGCTTTCTGTTCTTTCAGCGCATTGTTGATCATCTCAATTTCTCTTTTATGGTAGGTATCTATTCCGCGCACTTGCCCGGCTAACTTATCCACGCTGCGCTTTAGTGCAAAATATAACGATGCAAGTGATATAGCTGCACCGAGAATTGTAATAACATCACGTAATTCAAAAGCCATGTTCATAGGATTGCAAAATATATAGTAGAAAAAGCCAGTCCTGTGATACCGAGTGTCAGTGCTGTGTTAGTAATTATTAACCGTCTGTTCTTCTTTTTTAATTCACCTATTTCATTATCCTTTTCAACTGCAATGGCCTTTTCAATGCTCTGCTTATTCTTATATATCTCCGCTAATGTTTCATAACTCGTTGCTTGAATGCCTGTTATCTTCGCGTAATAGGTAACCTTCAACCGTTCCATTTGATACAGCGAATCAATTTGCATTGCAGTATCATACCAATACAACATGCTATTGAAGTTGAGATTGAAAAGCTGCCTGTCGTAGGTTGTAAGTTCTGGTGTAAAACCCTGCTTTGAGAAGTGAGTCGGACTTTTTGAGGGTTGAGCGAAACTTGACATCGTTATCAGTAGCAGAAGCAGAGAGAATGTTATAGGTTTCATTGCGGTAGATTTCATTGGTGATTTGTTGCTTTGTGATAATGGTATCTTGTTCGACCTGTAGCGAATCAATTTTTAAAAACAGACTATCCGTTTTTGCGTTATTGGTTTCAATGATTTGGTAGAGCGAATCATTGATGTCCTGTAACCTTTTTATAGCTGGATTTGTTACGGGCTTATTGCATGAGCGCACGCTGAATACTATGACCAGCGCGGCAATCACAACACCCAATCCGATTAAGAGCTTTGTCCTTTTCCCCATCGCGTTATGTGTAAGTTTTTAGTTAGTGGTCGAATCTTGTAATACACCCCATCACGTGACCGACTGTCACGCATTCCTTGATCATTAGTGTTGCCTTCAATGGTGCGCACTGAATACTTGCCTACCCTGTCCACGATACCAGTGTGACCAATGCCTTTGAAACGTTGTTTACGAAAGCTTGGATAACTCAAAGTCATTATAAGCACATCGCGGTCACTAAACGTTTGAAGAAATTTGCCATCCGTAAATATCACATCGCGCTTATTGTATGCAGTAGGTGACCAACCTGTGATGGTGTTCGGTATGCCACACTCATTCAGCATAGCCATGACAAAGAAACTGCACCATGCGTAACCGGGTATCCATCCTTCCTGCTTCATCAATACCTGCAATGCGGCATCGTTGAAACCTTTATTGTTTCCGCCCTTCTCTTTTACACCGACAAATGATGCAGCCGTAGTTCTTACGCAGTAGCCATCATCAGCATGCGTAAAATAAACAGGAATGCAGCAAAGTAGAACGCATATAAGAGCAGGTATAAGACAACCTTTTGCCATGTGGTTAGATAGGTGTTTAGTTCATACTTAATTTCTTTGCTATACACTTCGCGCTGTAGCGCCCTAAAATTGAAACGAATTCCCAAAAACGTAATGAAGTTAGCAAACACCATGATGAGTGAAGCCAGCACGATGTATTGCACGTATTCGGTAGATATAAGCGCATCACCAAAGTATTC